TTGTTGGTTTGCTAATTTTGCTGGCCTCAACTGCGTCGGCCACGTCTGGGGGCAACACGGGAAGGGCTCGCTCGACGGCGGACTTTGAAAGAGAAACCATTTGACCAAAGACGGCGGGAGGGACTAAGCGTTGAACCTCGTGCGGGACGTATTCCTCACGGCGTGATTCATTCAAGCGAACCTCCCACTTTTGGGTTTGAATCACCCGCTCGTCCGCAGGCTTGCTGGCATCAATCTCTGGGCGTTGGCGTATGTCCTTCTCGATTTTGCGCTGGGCTCGCTCAAGGAGAGCCTTCGCCGCCTTGATTTGGGCGAGGTTGTCCAGCATCTCATCGTCGTCGCCAAACTCGTGGAGGATGAGGTCAAACGCCCCCTTCTCACGGAGGTTGAACGCTTCAGGACAAATGGAGTCGTAGGCACACCATTTGCATTCGTCGCCAATGGTGGGCTGGGCTTCTTCAAGTGCCAGGGCCGCTTCGTATTTGCTTTTCAGCCAATCCGTGAACGTGGCGATTTTTTCATCCGACCAAACGGTCGTGACCACGCCGAACCGTAGCATTTCAAAGGAAAACTTCAGCGGGCGATCTGGGTATTGCTCACGCGCCCAACTGAGATAGATGCCAGCCTGAACGTCTTGGTCGGCCTCCCCTTGACTCTTGGGGGCGCGGTTGGATTTGTAGTCCATGATTTCAATCGTGCCATCCTTGTGCTCAAGAATCAAATCGATGAAGCCGTGGATCGGCACACCGTTCTCCAACACGTAGGGGGCATACGCCTGCCCGATGTTTTGCTCAACGGCAACGACACGGACGGGGGTTTTGCCTCGACGGTCAAACCAGCGGCGGAGCAGTTGTTTGCCGTCCTCATAGAAGTCAAGGTCCACGGTGTATTGGGGCTTTGCCGCCCACACCTCGTAGTGCTTCATCAGATCGCCAAAGCGGGGCTTGGTTGGCTTGCCCGTTGCTTCATCTGGCTTTCGCCAATCCTCAAGAGCACCGTGGACAATGTTGCCCACCCGTGAAGCCTGCCCGTTTTCTTGATGGTTGGCTCGCTTCTTGAGAGCCTTTGCATCGTCTGGGCTGGGGCAGTTGTCAGCATCGTAGTGGCACTGATACGCAAACGGGCAGTCCTTCAGTTTCTTGAGCCGTGTGGCCGAGAGGTAGGGGACTTTCATCACGATCACTCCGTTTGGCTTTGCTTCTCGACCGCCGCCCAGAAACGTTCCTGGGTTGGGTTGTCAATGGCGAAGGGTTGGCAGGCTCGTGACTTGACGACTTGAGCGATGTGGCGTGATTTCAACTCACCCTTGCGGATGCGTTGTTGTTGCGTAAACTCAATAATCCAATCAAAGAGCGGGTCGGTGATTTCAGGACGACCCGTGGCGACGGTGATGTCCTTTGCGTTGGCAGTGCCGAAGCCCTCCACCCTCGATTTCATCAGCGTGGTGCTGATGAAATGGGAGTTATACAACTCAGCCCCCATTTTCAGCCGCTCGTATGGCTGGATGAACAGGCGGTTGATGACTTTGTAGGCATGCATTTGTCCTTCCTCGTAGGTTGGCAGGGTCTTTTTGCCTTCGCTCAATGCTTGGCGTTGGCGTGAAAGAAGCAGGTCGCCTTCAGATTGACCGTGAACGCTCTCGGCGTAGTGGTTGCGAACCCCCATGTAATACGCCCCCTCGTTCTCCATCACCATCACCCGCACCCCGTTGGGATGTTCCTCTTGGTGCTGGCGGTGGAGGTCGATGAACGCCAAGACGTAGTCGTTGACCTCGTCTGGGGTTTGGCAGACTTTGCGGAGAATCCGTGGCCGTAGGGTGGCTGGGACGATGTCCTCACGTGCAACCAGGTCGGCTTGACCCTCCATGTCGCAGTCAACAATGGTCAGCAGGCATTCCTCTGGCTTGAGGTCTTTGGCGTGGTGTGCAAAGAAGGAAAGGGCGAAAGTGCTCTTCCCCGATCCGCTGAACCCTTGAAGTTTGATGTGGCGGGTTCGGTTCTCAATCATCGAGTCGCCCGTGTCACAGGCTTCAATGAGGCTGGCGTAGTCTGGCTTCTTGCGTCTTGGCATGGTCTCACCTTGATATCCCACGGTTATGAGGGGTGCGGTTCAGATTGGGTGGGCTGGGTTCATTCCCAGTCGTCCCAGTCGTCCTCTTCATCGTCATCGTCGGAGTCGTTGTCGTCAGCGGCTTCAGCAGGGGTGCTGTCGTCCTCAGCGTCGTCCTCAGCGTCGTCGAGCCACCCGTCGTCGTCCTCATCCTCATCGTCGTCCTCTGGGGGTGCAGGGGCGGCTTTCTTTGAGGTCTTTTTGGCGGGCTTGGCGGGTGGGGCTTCTTCAGCCTCATCCTCATCGTCGTCCTCAGCGTCGGTGTCCTCAGCGTCGGTGTCCTCTTGATCGTCGTCGTCCTCTTCGTCATCATCAAGGCTCACGAGTTGGCCTTTGAAATAATCTGAAGCGTCGTCCTCCTTTTGCTCAACGGCGGCGGGAGTTTCAACGGTTGGAGGGGCAACGGTGATGATGCCAACGGCGCACTCAAGGTTGCCCGACAGTCCGTATTCTCCATTGATACGGGTCGTGACCAACGCAAGGATGCGACTGTATTTGCCGAATCGAGCGGCAACGTCCGTGGCGCAGATGCAGTTGAGGTTGAGGGTGTCGCCAGATTCAATGGCCTCCATCGTCATGGTGCTCTCGTCCTTGAGGATGATTTTGCCAAACTGCCCACCGTTCTTGGAGTTTTGAACCCCAGAGTAGGACACTTGAGCCTCAACCAATCGGAAGTCGTCACGGCCCCGTGAAATGTCATCCTCAAGGTCGGCAATCGGGGTCACCTCAAAGGTGGAGCGGAGCAACTCAACGGGATCGTGGTGCTCGTATTCCTCAGCGTTGAACACGGTGAAACCCGACAGGGCGTTGAGGTTGAGGGTTGCGTCGTCAAGGTTGCGGCAGGTCACGGCGGCTTGGTAGTGTCCGCCCGACTCGATGTCGTCACCCAGAGAAGCGTCCTCGTCCCAAAGACCCATCTTGAAGAGGGCAGGCTCCATCTCGGAGTCGCCGTCCTCAACAACGGCCTGACCCATCAAGAAACAGACGGGGCGGGGGTTGCCCGATGCCGCTCCAACGGTTCGGTGTTGAACCTGCCACACGTCAAGGTGGGCGGTGTAGCGGCGTTGGCGGAGGATGGCTGAGAGGTCAACACGGACAATGTCGGCCAAGAAGGATTGGGCGGTTTGCGACTTGATGCCGCCGAGCGTGTCGATGGTGTCCTTCAAGGATGGGTCAGCGGCTTTGCGCTTGAACATCTCAACGACTTGCTTGTCGTCTTTGAAGATGCCGTTTGCAATTCCCTTGTCAATGAAGGGGCGCAGGGCTTTCTCGGCTACAGGTGGCAGGCTTGTTTTGTTTTGCTTTTTCTTTGCTGGCATAGGTGTTGTCTCCTTTTGCAGACTCCCCAGAAATCCCCCACCCTCATAAAGAAGAATCATCATCAAAGAGGTGGGCTTCAGCCAGAGCGTTCCAAAGGTCGTCGGCGTTATCACCGACTGCGGCGATGCGGGTTGCCTCTTTGACCTTCTCAGCGGCTTTGCGTTTCTTGGCGAGGGTTTGGGTGGCTCGTCCTTCTATCTCTTCATTGAGCCACGCTGGGACACGTGCAAACAAAGAATCACGGGAAGGAACGTCGCCAACAATGTTGAACAACACCCCATCCCGCCCCGTGTTGTGAAGGTATGACCCCAACAACAACGAGCGATAGGTCATGCTGGCGGTTTTGCTTGAGCAACCAAGACGCTGGAGCAATTCACGCTCGCCCCGATCCAAACGTCTGCAACGTTCTGGGGCAATACAGGAGTCAATAACGCCTCTAAACTCATCGAGAATGGTCGGCAGGTTGTTCCTGGCCGCTTCAACAAAGAGCGGGGCGAGGGCATAGGTCTCCATCAGCCCTTGTCGGGTCTTGACGATTCTCCATGATTTGCGACCGCCTCCACGTCCGCCACCACGTCGTGCCAACTCAATCAACCCAGCATCCTCCAACGTTGGCAGGTGCTTCTCCTTGAGGGCGTTCTTTGAACATGAAAAGGCGTGGATGTTGAGCCACTGAAGGATATTGTCCTCCGTCAGCGGGCGGTTTGCTTCTTCCATTGACTGCAACTCGCTGAACACGATCCATGAGTCGTCGGGAATACCGCTGAGGCTTGCCCGCAACACGAGGTCGCATAGAATGAGGCCGATGATGTTGTCCTCAATCGACGCCATGAGGTATTCACGGTCGCCCACGCGTTGCACAGGCCGTTGCTTTTGGTGAAGCAACGTCACGGAGTCAATGATGGACAGCACTTTGTTGATGTCACGTTGGTGTTGAGCGTTGCGGGCTGGGAAGAAGTCCACCATGAGCGGGGCGAAGATGTTGCGTATGCGGTATTGCTTGAGGTTGAGCATGGATGCTTGAAGCAAATCCACATCGGGTGAACCAGCATCTCATCGGGGCGCGCTTTGGCTTGCAGGGCGTTGCCGACGACCGCCTCCACCTTGTCGCTGGTGGTGTCTGGGGTCATGAGCAGTTGACGTGTGATTTGCTCCGCCTCTCTGGGGTTGCGGGTGGTCAGCGTGATGAAGGACGGCTGGCCTTTGATGATGAAGTCCCGTGTTTCAATCTCCCCCGTGAGGTCGTTTTTGATGGGCGTTTTCCAGACCAACTCCTTATCGTCACCGCTCATCAGCGGCTTCATTTTGCGGATAAACGCCTCGGACTCATCCTTCTCAAGAATGACGATACAACGCCCGTCCACATGGACGATGAAGTTGCCGTCGTCGTCGATTTCATCGTAGTCGTATTTCAGAGCCTCACGTGATGCACCAGCCAGCACCATGCACATTGACTTCGGGAAGCCGTTGCGAGCGGTCAGTGTCATGTAGGTCTTGCCGCTTGCGGATTGGCCGACCATTTCCAGGTTGAGGGGTTGGTCGGTTTTGCATGAGAGCATAACCAAGAAGGTGAGCAGAAGGTTGGCATCATCACCAACAAACGGGACACCCCTTGACCCATGAAGCACCTCGTTCACGGAGTCAAGCAGGTGCTGATCGCCCAGAAAGTCAGTGATGATATTGGTGTCAATAGCCCCACGGCTGGACATCTTGCCGTTGTAGTCCTCCTTCTCAGCGACCCGTCGATCCACAATTGGCGCAGGCTCGTATTCACCGTCCCGCAAAGAAACGCCGACCTGCAACACGCCGACCTTGAACGTCTCCCGTTCATCCTCTGGGACTTTCATCGATTTGCACAGGCGGCTGATGCTATGCTGGCTGAGCAGGTTATACGTTCCGTGGGGTTTGTTGTCGTGCTCAACCATGAAGTCCATGCGGTTCTTTGAGGACTTCAAGAAGGCAAAGACGAGGTCGTAGCCGCCAACGCTGGCCTCGTATTTTGAAGCGGTTTCAGTGGATTGACGCACCACGATTTTCTCGGTCATGGGTTCACCCCAGACTGCCCACCCTCATCAAAGAAGCGTGACTGAAGTGGGGCTGGCCCTAAAGCCCAAAACACACCACACCCACCCTCGCCACATATCACGGCTTGGTTTGGATAGATGTCGCCAGGGGCAAGCATGAGCACCGTGAAGCGGCCTGTGCGTTGACAATTGGGGCAACGCTCCAACACCCCCACCCCAACGACATCGGCCATTCTGGACGGTTGCTGAGGGGTTGAGGGGGTCAATACCCTGCTCGGCGGCGAGTCAAACATAGACATCAAGACGCATGAGGCAGGTGCTTCTTTTTCAATTTTTCAACAACTGCCTGCTGACCCTTTGACAATGATCGTCCGCATTCCAGACGGCTGACCACGGACGTGACAAAGCCCTGCTCCCATTCGTTGAGGCGGTGTGCGTCAATTGAAAGCAATTCACGAGCCAACGGGTTGCTGGCCTCTCCGTCCTCCAACTTGACACGGGCTTCAATCTCTTCAACAAATCGAGCCATGCCGTGACGGATGGACGCTCGACCACGGTTGCGGATGTGGCGTTCAACACGCTGAACCATTCCCTGCTCCCACGAGTTGAGGGTCAAATCGTTGACGCTCTCGATCCAGCCGTCCGCTTCTTTTGCCCATTCATTTCTCATCTGGGCGACCTTGAGGGCGGTGGCGGCGTTCCTGGCTTGGCGTTCCTCCAACCTCCGCTGGTTGTCCGCTCTCCATGCGTTGTAGTCATCCTCGGCGGTCAGCATGAATTGAGCAAACTCAGCGTCAATTTTGGGACCAAGATAGCCGTATTTCACGATGCGGCTCATCACCTTTGCGTGTAGGGTCTTGAGGGCTTTGCGCTCTTTCATCATGGGCTCGTATTTGGCGAGGTCACGCATAGCGGTCGGGAAGCGGGACGCAAAGTCCTGACGGCGAAACTCAGTCTTGGCCTCGCCCATTTCACCTTTGAGGTAGTCCGCCTTTTCACGGGCGGTCATGATGTTGCCGTTCTTGTCCCGCACCTCAATGTAGCGGAGCACACACGTGTTGCCGATGTAAATGCTCTCACCGCTCTCGGTGTTCTCAAGGACGCAGTTTTCAACGATGGGCTCGTGGCCGCACAGTTGACACTTTTGGACTTCACCATACACAGAATGACGATAGACCCAATCGAGGGAGAACACGGCGTAGGGACGGATCGTCCCGTCGTCGTTGATAATGCGGCTAACTCTGGCGAGGTTGCGGATAATCCGACGCTCGTAGCCGCTGGCGTGGCCTTCAGACAGGGCGGCATAGAGAGCGTCGGGCAATTCACCGCGCCCTTCTTGAGCCTTCCATTTGCTCGCTTGACGGGCCAACAGTCCGCTCAATTTTCAAGCCTCCAGATATTCCCAATAGATGTACTCGTCCGTTTCAATGCGGATTTTCAAGTTGTGCTTATTGTCGTCCATGTTCAATTCTCCGTGAAAAGCATGGTGTCGATCTGGACTCTGGAATCGCAACCGAGAGAGCAAATGGCGGTCAAGGTTGGCAAATCGATTTCAAAGAAGGTTTTCTCACAAACGGGGCAAACCAAAATCGGGGCGGTCGGGTCGGCGGGCTTCAGGGCATGACGATGTGGCTCGTTCATGGCTGACCCGACACCCCCACCGCATATAAACCCCGCACCTTGTTTGCTTAAACCATTAAGCAATATGACGCTTCAACCAATTGGGCGGGTCGCTGATGTTGTCCCTGAACCAAGAGGGGAGGAGATGCCCGTTTTGGCGATAATACCGTTGCCATGAGCCGTCGAGAATGAAGATGTGTCCCACGTCATCGGGGCGGCGGTGAATACGTCCAGCACCCTGCACCAACTTCAGCGTCGTCTGGAGGTTATACCAGCGTTGACACGGCTTGGGGCATGAGAAGGACGAGCACAGCCCGTTGCTATATTTGTTTGGCGGTTCATACGGACAGGCTGGCGACCCCTCATTCTCCCGCCTCCATTCATGCTCGTCTTGTTCCATGCGCTGGGCAATTTGCGGATCGGGCGTGAAAAGGTAGGGTATTTTGCTCAATACGAGCCAATGAGCCAGATCGCCCGCAAAGTCAAACCCTTCACCAACGTAGGTGGAGATGAGAACCTCGCCTGGTTTCCCCGACTTCATGAACCTATCAAGCACCAAGTCCCGCGCCCGTCCGTCTGAATCATGGGTCAAGACACGGTCGCCCAATCCCTCAGCCTTGAGTCCTTCAACGATTTCCTTTCGTATGGCGTGGGTGTGGGGCAACACAACCCCTCGACGTTCAGGCCACTTCCGCATGATGGCGGCAATCGCCTTGACTTGACGGGGGATGCTATGCTTGCGTTTAGCCCACGACATAGGGCCGCAGGGCGCGTAGTGGATGTTGAAATTGGTCTGCGGGAACGGGGACTTCGTGATGCAAATGAACAGGGTCTTTTGGTGCTCCAACCCCAGGGACTTGAGGTAGGTGTCAATGTCAAGGATCGTCGCTGAGAGCATGATGCGCTGGCGGGATATTTGCTCCAGACGTTCACCAGCAAATTGGCTGACCCGCACAGGCTTGCCCGTCAAACTCCGCCCAGAGCGGTCGCTCTCTTGAGTCATCACCATGTCATTGGGTTTGCCCAGCAACGTCAGCATCATCGAGCACCTCTGGGCGATTCCATTGAACGCCTCTTCAGCCTGTTCGTTCCGCTCTTTCTTTGCTTCATCACGGCTCTTGATAGCACCGTCCAGCAACTCTTGAACAGGCTCTTCCCAATCCTTTGGGACGTGGATGAAGGGCATGGACTTTGGACCATAGACGGCGGTGAAGTCCGCCTCGGTTAGTTTGACTTCAAGCAACCCCATGAAGAACGGCTCCAGGTTGTGTGCTTCATCGATGATAGCAAAGTCACGCTGACCCCAGCCCTCGTCAAATTGGATAGCCCTGAAGAGGTAGGCGGGGTTGCTCAACGTTATGCGAGCGTCTTGACCAGCCCACTTTTGCTCATAATACGGGCAGGGGTCGTCCTCGTCCTTCTTTGCGTGGGGACACGTCTTGCCGTTCTTGTAGCAGGGGGCGTTGTGTGCCGATCCGCTCTGAATCCAGCATGGGAAGTTGCTACGCCCCCGAACCTCTTCCACGACGTGTCCGTAGTCCCGTTTGTATTGCTCAGTCAGCCCCAGCGTGGGGGTCAAGAGGTAGGCTGATTGAAACTGAGACTGGAGGGTCATGGCCACGGCGGATTTGCCGATTCCCGTGGGTGCTTCGATCACGATGTTGTCAAAGTTGTCATTCTTCAACGCCCACCACGCCACGCTCAAAGCGTCGTCTTGATATTTGCGGGGGGCTGGCATTGGGAAGTGTGGCTGGATATCGTCCCATTCATTTGGGAGCGTAGCCTTTGACGGTATGTTGATACGGACGACCGCCATGCCTTGAGGTGGTCATCCCACCCTTTTCACAGGTTGCACTCGATTGTGTAGCCGCTGGGTGTCCAGAGAGGTATCTCCTCGTCGTTGAGGTGATATTCAACCATGCCCTGAGCGTGTTGGATGGCGTAAGACTTCGTGGCGGGGAGGGTTTGACCCTGCCGCACTTGGCCGATGAAATCCTGATCGTCGCCAAAGGCGATGAGGTTGCCCTTCAGGTCATAGATTTCAACGATAAACCCGTAGCCCTCCATCCCCCCGTTCTTGTAAACGGTGTAGTGGTGGACGCAGTCGGCAAACTTGATGCGGGCGTAGGACATACCGCCACGGGGCGTTTTGGTGGTCGTCAGGTGGTAGGACTTCTCACCGTGAATACCGATGGGGGTCATGTTTCCTCAGTCCTCCATCAGATCGTGAACAAAGACATCACGGTGAAAGACGCTCCAACGGTTGAACAATGTCCAGCACTTGTCAATTCTGATGTAGGACAGGTCATGCCATGCTCCGTATTTGTCCGTCAAACGTGACATAAACTCATCGAGGATATTGGCATCGGTGTTTTCATCACTGTAGCCAAACAAAATATGCCCATCTTCACCTGGCTCAAACGCCATGACGGTGTGTTCTTTCTTCAATATCCGCTTGAACCATGTGGCTTTGCTCATGTTAATTCCTCAGGCGTTGTTGAAAATGTGCCAAACTTGAATGTTGGCATCGGTGATGGTGTCCTCACTGTAGCAAGAAGCCCAGCCCAATTCACCGCAGGCTTGCAGGCTCTTGATGACCTCGGCAAAGGTCGTGACGGTGTGACTGTAGGCCATGTTTGGCTCTGGGCTGGCTGGGGTTGGGCTGAATTGGTGTCGGCTCATACCCCGACCAGCAGGTTCTCCTTTATCAATGGTTTGCTATATCAAAAAGGAAAACCAAACAATGATGGCAACATACCCCTACATGAACACATATACAGTTTGACGATGGTGTGTGTGTCTCAGCACAGGCTCAGGTAGCATTCTTTCGGCTGGGTGTGGCGTAGCCACACCCAATGATGCACATTAAACCTGCGCTATATCAAAAGAACGGGGGGATTCAAAGGCTGACATCGCTGGCGAGCCTAATCGACGAGAGCAAGTCTTGTGAAGGACGACCGACGACCAGCGTCATTTCAACCAATGAAGGTGACAGATTCCACCGCACGTCAAAGACCCTAAACCGTCCAGAGAGGGCGGAGGATGAAGTCGCAAACTCAATGATGTCGCCAGGCTCAATGTCCAGCCTTTCGGGTCTGCCGACGACCGTCCACCTTGACTTTTGAGCACCCTGCGACTGGAGGTATTGCTCGCCCAACAACCGAGCCTGCTGGGTTTGGGTGATGGACTTGTCCCGCACGATCCGCACTACGGGGCGGGAAGGATAGCGGGAGTCGGTGGTGTCTGGGACGCTGACGCTGATGCCAGCCTCCTCGTTGATGATTTGCACCACGTTGAAACCTTGAACGTCTCCGTCCTCCCGTGAAACCGAAGAGGGGTAGAAGTCTTGAGGCGTTCCCGTTCTGGGCAGTGCTCCACCGTTCAGCGGGTGGTTGTCAGCGTCGTCGATTTCCTTGAGCAACCGCAGATGCAACACACCGTGGCGGTCGGCGTAAATCCTCGCAAACGTTGGGGTGGCGTTCACCAACGACAGAATCGTTTGGATCGCCGCCAGCCTTGAGCGGTTGGATAGGTCAAGCCCCTGCGGGACGACAAAGTTGGTCGTGTTTGTCATGTTGCCGATGGGTGGGTTGTAGGTTGAGTTGGCGGCGATGTCCTTGATGATTGAAGCGGCGTCGCTTTGATAATACGCTGGGGAGGTTGTCAAGACCTCCCTGGACAAATAGCCCAGCGTGTCCGTTGCGGTGAACGTCAAAGTGTCCGACCCCTCTCGGATTGATGAAACAAACCCCGTGAACACCAGCGGGGGATTAGCCCAAAGACGGGCTGAGGCAAACACCTGAACAACATCGCCCTCCCTGATCGCTCCAGAACGTCTGCCAGCGACGTTATTGACCTCAATATCAAACACTGATGGAGCGTTCATCCGCACGTTAGCCCGTATGTTCTTGATGCCATGAAGCGGGTGCAGTCCGTTGATGACAACCAAAGAGGCACGAGGTGTGGCTTCATCGACGGCGACGGGACCGTAAATGTTGCGATATCCCACACGGCGGGAACGTGCAAACATAACCTTGTGCGCCCATCCGTTGCGGAGTCCGCCCAGCATCAGCCTCTTTGGTCGGTTGGTGTATTGCAGACCCTCTGGATTCCAGCCACCGTTGCTGAAGCCCAACTCGCCCAGGTTGAACGTGGGCTGGGGCAACACGGCGGACGGATAAGCCCCCTCGGTTGGTCCCGTGGTGAAAGCAAAGCCCCCACGTGGGCCACCCCCACGTCGAGCGGTGATGTCGTATTGGTCGGGGAAGCCCGACTCCGAGAGGAGGTGATAACCAAAGCCGAGGGCGGCGTTGGGGAGCGTTCCGTGAAGGTGTGGGTCAAACGGGCGCGGCGTGGACAGGCTCGTGTAGCATCCCGTATACAGGCGGTCGTTTGTGATCGTGCCGCCTAAGTCGGAGGGGTAGGGTATCAAGTCCAAACCCCAGTGGGCTGGATAATGGGTGGGGCGTTGGATGGTTTCCTTCTCGGCGTGTCCAGCCTCAAGCGTTGGAGCACCCCCAGCGGCTTGAACGGAGTCCACCCAGACGGATGAAGCCCAGCGAGCGATGGCGGTTCTGGGGCGGCGTGGGTCGCTCCCCAGCCGCTCGATTTCATCCAGCAGGGGTTGGGGTGGGGTTATCACCAATTCGTCGCCCACAGGACTACGCACAAGGCGTTGAAAACGCTCAAGGGCATCATCCATACCCAGAACAACAGTCGGGCGGTTTAAGCGTGTTTCTGCGTTCAACAAATGAACGTCAGATCGTCGGCGGAGGTTGAGGAAACCCATTCCTTGCACACATCGTCGACGCTCTTAGCCCAATATCGGCTACCAACAAACAACACGCCGTCGTCGTTGTGAAAGAAGTGAACCCCAGACAATTTGGAAAAGTCTGCGAGGGTCTTGATTTGCGTTTTCACTTTGGAGGGGGCAACCCAAAAGTCCGAGCGGCTGGTTGAGAATCCACCGCCGATGCTGGCCTTTGCGTAGCCCTTGATGCCTGCGTAGATGTAGGCGAGCAAATAGGAATTCCAGTCGTATTCACCGCCGAGGCGGATGGTGTATCGGCGGTCGTAGTTTCTGGTGTCGTTGGCACTTGACTTGACGATGACAACCTTCGTGTCGGCGGTTGGCAGGTCGGGGGTGATAATTGGCTGGCTCATG